AAATCATTCTTTGCTTTATTCTGTATCTTTTTTTCTGCAAGCAAAAGTTGCATCTGCTTGAAGGTCTTACGAACATCTGCAGGTAATTTTTCTATATTTACCTTATTCAAGTCCATGGTACCAAAATGTTTTCAGTATACACAAATGTGTAAATTAAGCAATACAACCTAAAGTAGTGGGACCCCTTTTTTACAAAAAGGGGGATAGGGTCAAAGTTTATTTGGATTTTTGGATTTGGTTTGGGACCCCTGGCGCGTACTTTCGCTAATCAGCGCTCTCGCTGCGCCAGGGGTAAAAGGCTAACTTGCCCAACGCTTAAGAGCGTCTTTTTTTATTAGGATTGCAGGACCAACTACAAAATCATCGTATCCAAATGCATACTTATCTTTTGTGAAAGTCATTCTCCATAATGTTGTTGCCTCTGGATTTAAAGGCAACTGCATTAGCTTTCCTTCTTCGTTTATTATTAAATAATCACCATTAGGAAAGGTAATTCCCTCAACCATACCACCTACAAACTCTTGAGCCTCTTTTAAATTAGGCTCATCTTTTGAGTCTTTGATGATTTTAAATTGAGTTTGTTTCGTATTGATTTCCTTCAATACTTTGTTTGTTTCTTCGTGTCTATTTGTCATAACTATATCCTATATTATCCTAGTGATATTGTCTAGTCTTTTTATTTTTAAAATGGTCTTGATATTCTTTTGTGTATCTGACCATTTTCATTAATTGTGGCAAACATAGTATAGCCATACAATAAGCCATAAACTCGTCGCCCTCTTCCTTTAGAAGTTCATCTATTCTATTTGATGCCTCTTCTTTGGTAGCGGCATTTTCAATATAAAGCGCCGCTTTCCAGATTTTGATGTCTAAGTGTTTTGGTATTTTTATTTCTGTCATGTCCTATATTCTCATGGATTAGGGTTATTGTCAACCTCTTTGATTACTTTTGTTTTATAGTCATTGCCAGACCAATCTTGTCTAGTTTCTACAACTACATCTATTGGAGTTTCTAGCGCCTCGGTCCTTGGGTGTAGTCTGATAAATTCTTCCCAATGTGTAAATGCAAAATCATTCCAACAACCTTGACTACAAAAATGGGACCATTGCGTATTCGCGTTCCATTGGTTTTGAGGAATCTTTCTGGTCCTCAAAACCTTAGATCCCTTGACCCCTCTTATTCGATCTTGGGTGTGTGACTTATGACACCTTGGTCCATGACACCAACGATAGTCGCTCATTTTAAATCACCAATTAAGTTTTCTAAAGCAGTGACAACATCTTTAGACATTTGTTCACTATCACTATTATAGTGATAGTCTTTAAGAATTGATTTCAATTCTTCTCTTATTTCCCTCACTGCTTTCATTGGGTTTTTATATTTTTTCATTAATGCCTCACTTTCCATGATTGCGACGCAGTTCTATATCCATGAGCATCTAGGTCATAATAAACATAATATGCAACACCTTTTTTTGATGTTCCAAATCTGCTTTTTTCGTCATGCTTTCCACGTCTAGTGATATGTTTTTTGTCTTTGTTTGAGTAGTAAGTTATGTAAAAGTTTTTAGTCATTTATGCCTTTCTGTTATGGGATAACCCTATAGGATTATCCCATAATTGTCAAATTAAAATGCTCAAAATGAACACATTAATTTATTGCTTGATTTTGCATTTGTTGTCTTGCAAATGCAATTTTTTCTTCTCTAGTCATGACCTTTTTATCTTCCAAAAGACTTGCTAAATTTTCTGGACTATAAATTGACAATGCCAAAGAACTACTTTCGTTCATCATTGTCTCATTTAAAACAACACCAACTTTATCAGCAAGGGCTTTTGCTTGATCAAAAAATCTGTAAGATTTTAAACCTAATCTTAAAGTTTTCATTTTGCCCTCAACATAACTATACATTTGTTCATGCTCTTTAATTACATTGTCAGCAG